CCATAGGCGGGATTGGTGTGCAGTTCGACCTGCTGGGCGCGGTAGGCTTCGGAGATGGTAGTCATGCTTGCATCCTTCCCTGTAGGGGTCTAGCATCATCGTACCATAGGGGAGAGTTATGGCTGCTCACGAAAAAAACGCGGCTTTGTTTGTCGGAACCATGTTCCACAGCGCGACCATTACGCACCTTCAGCACCTTGCTACGAAGTCCTTCGCGCAGCACATGGCGCTTGGGGAATACTACGAAGCCATCCCCGACCTTGTGGACAAGTACGCCGAGGCGTATCAGGGACGCTACGGCATCATCACGGGCTACGATGTCGAGTTCCACAAGAACAGCAACCCGAAGGCGTATGTGAAGTCGCTGCTGACCTTCCTCGACGAAATCAAAGGCTCACTCCCGAAGGACAGCGACCTTGTTAACCTGTTCGATGCGGTTGTGGATGCTGTGACGAGCCTCAAGTACAAACTCGAAAACCTCGAATAATGGCGAAGAAAGCGGAACCGTCACGGGTTGCTGCCGCGCTGCAATACCTCCAGCAGATGCGCGACCGTGCCGCTGACTTCGGTGGCGGGGTAGTCGATACCCTCGCAGACCGCGCACGGGATGTCGGTGGACTTGCATACGAGGCCTTTACGAGCGACCCCAACATCGGGCGCATGACGACGGCAGAGTACGCCCAAGCCGCCGACCGCTCGACCCCTCGCCTAGACCAAGCCGCCCAAGACCTCGGTACCATCGGCAAGGCAATCGTTACGCAGCCGGTTCAGACGGGCAAGGCTCTCGTGCAGGGCGAGGTTGAACGCGCACGACAGGCGATGACCAGTCCCCGCGCTGCCGGTGAATACGCAGGGTCGATGGTTGACCCTATGCGGTTGGCTGCTGCGCTACGCAAAACCGCCCCCATCGCTGAACTTGATGTCTACCACGGCACCCCGCATCGCTTTGAGCCGACCGAAGCCAACCCGTTAGGCGAGTTTGACGCAAGCAAGATTGGCACGGGTGAGGGAGCGCAGGCGTATGGGCATGGGATTTATTACGCTGAAAACATGGATGTGGCAAAAGGTTATCAACCGCGAGACACTAAAACCGAAGAAAAATTGATGAGGCTATACAAGCAAGCCGAGGCGCGACAAGACTATGATTCTATGAATGTCTTGGAGTCGGCAATGCTGCATAAAACCGCAGGCGAATTGCAGGAAATGTACCCGCAGCACGGTAAATTGATTAATCAGATTGGCAAAATCACGGCGCAATCAAAATCGTCCCTCTACAAAGCCGACCTCCCCGACGAGATGATAGACCGTATGCTCGATTGGGATAAGCCGTTAAGTGAGCAGCCGGAAAGTGTCCAGACAATTTTGAAAAATTTAGCCAAAAAAGACGCAGAAAAATACGGGGAAGGCGGTGGTCTTGATTACTACATGGGCGACCCAGATAGTTACGATGGTGAGAGCGTTTACCGTTATCTTGCTGAACAGCAAGACAGTCAAGTTAACACATCTGAATACTTTAAAAATCTAGGCATCCCCGGCATCAAGTATTTAGACGCAGGCAGTCGCGGCGGTGACTCTGCAACCGGAACGCGTAACTTTGTCGTGTTCCCCGGTGAGGAAAAGAAGGTCAAGATACTTAAGCGGGATTAACAGGTTGATGCGGCACGGTAAACAGCAGTAAACTGTCCGCATGGCAGATTGTGAAGAAGTGCAATGGCTAAAGGCGTAAAGACAGGCGGGGGCAGTCGAGCAGGCATCCCCAACAAGGCCACAGCCGCCGCAAGGGAGGCCATTTCTCGTTTCGTAGATGGCAACGCAGACCGCTTGCAGGGCTGGCTCGACGAGATACACCAAGAGAAGGGCGCAGAGGCGGCGTTTAAGTGCTTCAGCGATTTGCTTGAATACCATGTGCCTAAACTCGCACGCCACGAACACAGCGGCCCAGACGGCAGCAAGATTGAGATTGAGGCGACTTGGGGCAAACCCGAGTGAAGCAGCGGGTAGAACTCCCGTATCGCCCTAGACGGGCCTTCATGCCGTTCCACGACCGCACAAAGCGGTGGGCCTGCCTCGTCGCGCATCGGCGTGCTGGCAAGACTGTCGCAGCGGTTAACGACATCATCCGCGCAGCCTTCATGTACAAGGGGCCAAACGGCCTCTTCGGGTATGTCGCTCCATATCAGAACCAAGCACGCCGCATTGCGTGGGACTACTTCAAGCACTACGCCCAGCCGCTCATCAGCGACACCAACGAGCAGATGATGACCATCACGCTCGTTAACAACACGAAGGTCAGCCTATTCGGCGCAGACAACGCAGACGCAATGCGCGGCCTCGGGTTCAGCGGCGTGTACATGGACGAGTACGGCGACTTTAAGCCAAGCGTGTTTGGCAATGTCATCCGGCCTGCGCTCTCCGACAAACAAGGCTGGGCTGTGTTCGCCGGTACGCCGAAGGGCAAGAACCAATTTTGGGACATCTACGAAACGGCACGGCGCATCCCAGATGAGTGGTTTGTCCTGCGCCTGCCTGCCAGCGATTCGGGCTTGCTGCCCCAGAGTGAACTCAACGCGGCAAAGGCGCAGTTGTCCGAAGACCAGTACCTCCAAGAGTACGAGTGCAGTTTCGAGGCGGCTATCCTCGGCGCGTTCTTCGGCACAGAGATGCGACAGGCAGAGTCGCGTATTAACGAGCGTGTAGTCTTTGAGCCGGGGTATCCGGTACACACCGCATGGGACTTGGGCTACCGCGACGACACGGCTATCTGGTGGTATCAGGTGGTGGGCGGCGAGGTGCGCGTTATCGACTTCTACGCAGTCTCGGGTGCAGACATCCGCGCCATCGCGGAGGTAGTCGTTAACAAAGGTTACACCTACGGCAAGCATTACCTGCCGCATGACGCACGCGCCAAGAGCCTACAGACGGGGCGCAGCATCGTAGAGCAGTTGGCTGACCACCTCGGCATCAACCATTTGTCCGTGGTGCCAAACATCGGCTTGCAGGATGGAATCCAAGCAATTCGCCAGATGTTGCCCCGAACTTGGTTCAATTCCGTAAAATGTGGCGACGGAATAGAGGCTTTACGCCAGTATCAACGAGAGTATGATGAGGACAAGAAAGCGTTCAGGGCATCACCCCGACACGATTGGACATCACACCCTGCCGACGCTTTCCGTATGTTAGCCGTTGCGTGGAGGGCTGAACCGTCCGCGCAGAGGCCGTTAGAGAGCAAGACCTTGATTGTTGGGCCACAGAATGAGGTCACGCTAAACGATATGTGGCAGGTTCACGAGCGTAGCGTCTCAAGGAGGGCGCGAATATGAGTGGCGTTAATCTTCCGTATCAATACCCCTACGAGACGGTCGCCGTTTCGCAGACCGCACAGGTGCTTGGCACCAACGGCGCAGCAAACGATTACCTGCATCGCATCGTGGTGACGGTATCAACGGCGCTGACTTCAACCGTCAGCATCATCGACGGCAGCACGACCATCCTTTCCATCCCAGCGAGTACGGCTGTTGGCGTGTATGTCGTGGAACTTGGCCTCAACGCGGCTACCGGCCCGTGGAAGGTCACAACGGGTGCAGGCGCTGCCGTGCTGGCGGTTGGCTTGTTCAGCAAATGAACCGTAAGCCCGGACTCTACGCCAACATCCTAGCGAAGCAGGAGCGCATCAAGGCTGGCTCCGGCGAGAGGATGCGTAAGCCCGGAGAGGCTGGTGCGCCGACCGCAAAGGCGTTCCGTGAGTCTGCCAAGACCGCTAAACCAGAGAAAAAGGGTTACTGATGAGCGCAGCGTGGCAGCGTAAAGAAGGCAAGAACCCGAAGGGCGGTTTGAACGCCAAGGGCCGCGCTTCCTACAAAGCCGAGACGGGCGGCACGCTCAAGCCCCCGGTGAAGGGCGGCGACAATCCTCGCCGCGCATCGTTCCTCGCACGCATGGGGAACATGGCTGGGCCGATGGAGAAGAACGGCAAGCCGACACGCCTCGCCCTTGCGCTGCGTGCTTGGGGTGCGTCGAGCAAGGAAGATGCGAAGGCAAAGGCTAGAGCCATCTCTGCGCGAAACAAGAAGGACTAACAGATGGACGAGCGCGTTAGCCAAGAACTTGAGAAGTACCTGCGGGTCATCGGCACCTACGAGAACGAGTTTGCCAAGTGGCAGGCGCGGGTAAAGAAACTCGTCAAGCGTTACCGCGACGACACC